TTAACTATCTTTTATAACGAAGCTACCCTTACCATGGTCATAAAAACATTTATCAGCACTTACAACCATTGATGCCGTTAGTTTCTCTCGTGTCAGTGGGTGAGGTGATTTTTCACTAACTAACCGAGAAAATGCAGTAACATCAAATAAACTACATACAACTGAATCCCCTGAATTCTTAATAAACACCCCTTCCTCTGGTATCTCCAATGTAATGGGACATTGAGCAGACTCTGGCGGGCACTGAAGGTCATCTGGATTAACAGAAAACTTACATTGAGATATTTTATCCTGAAGACTCTCTTGCGATTGTGTAATCATACTTAACATTCTCTCGCCAAGAGCCTGAGGCCCATTATTGAACCCTAAAAGCAATAATTCAGTAAATAATCCCCCAGTGCCATCGCTGGCCAGAAAGCGCCCATCTGTTGGACTATATTCAATTCTGACAGTTTCACCACCCATTGTAAATTCTCCACGCCCAGTGGCTGCAACTTGAGCACGAAGAACCTCCATTCCAAGATGGAACGAAGATGAATTAATATCTGAGGTTAATGGCATAATAAAGCTCCCTGTTTTAATTTGAACTCCAGACTTAAAGGTCCACAACAAATGTCATCCACAAATTTTTCCCTCGTCCCATCAGCACACCGAATTTGCAGCGGCCTCACCACGCACTGTATCGGCTTTTTATCCGCATCCAGTATCACCACCTGCGTGATTACCCTGTCCTGCTCCGGAATAATGCCCTATTCGCTTGTTCTCAGAAATTGCCAGCAACCTTACACTACTTCTTTTGAGCCCATTTTTCGCCAGCCCTGAATACAGGAAAGTGTTAACTGTTTTTATGTTTACCCTCATCTCACTGGCGAGATGGGACGGACGCAACTGACGGTAGATATATCCAAACATCACCACCATCTCTGACATCGTCAGTGCCCGTGCTTTTTTGTTCCAGGTCCACAATCTGTTACGCACAGCATTATGTATATCATGTCCCCCTTTCAACGCTTCCAGATCCAGCTGAATAAAACGGCGTCCCTGAAACATGCTGCGCATTAAATGGCCCAACTGACTATCACAGATTATTAACCAGGATTCTTTACTATCCAGAATAACCCTGCGATTTTCCGGCATAAAAAATTCTTGAGCCAGAATTACACGGCATCCTTTCAGTAACAAACGCAAACCATATTCCAGATAATAATTACGCGTCGCAAGAATGAGCTTCATCGCCGAACTTCCCTGAACTACAGTAGTGTTCCATGCCTCGGTCGCAATCAGAATTTATGATTCCCCCTCCAGGGAACAAGATGGACATATCACTGCTCCTTAAAGGCATCCTTCACTCCATCGTATTAACATGTTTATTACTTCACACTCTAATAACAAATATCCCCTATACATGACAACAAAAACCGGAGCCGGACTCCGGTTTTGTGAAGCTGTCGGGTTACTTCATCCCGCCAATATTTTCCCACACCCCGTCAGCACGCAGGATTTGCAGCGGTCTTACCACACACTGTATCTGCTTTTTATCTGCATCCAGTATCACCACCTGTGTGATTACCCTGTCCTGCTCCGGAATAATGCCATTCTCATCTGACTCCAGAATGTCTGCCGGTCCCAGTCGCAGTTGTGCTGTAAGCGACTGCACGTGTTCACGGCCATCATGCTTTCCGCAACCACACAGACGCTGCATAAGTTTTTTTAGTATATTCATGTCATTCTCCTGTTCTGCCTGTATCACTGCCCACTTCATTCAGCCCCTTAACATCCTGCCACGGCCCGTCACCAAACCTGACCTGCAAATGCTGAAACAGCCCCTGAACCTGTGTGGCATCTTTGGGGTCAAGAAAGGTCAGTCCGGTGATGAGTGCGCCATCTGTATCCGGGAACCAGCCATTGCTGTTTGTCTCAATAATGCTCGCCGGCCCCAGACGAAAACGGATTTGTGTCTCCCCCGGGTCGCCCTTCGGTCCCTGAGGTCCGGTTGCCCCCACCGGGCCAGCCGCACCTGTTTCTCCTTTCGGTCCCTGTGGGCCTGCCGGGCCTGCCGCACCGGTATCTCCCTTTGGACCCTGTGGACCTGCATTTCCCGTCAGACCGGTCTCTCCCCGCTCTCCCCTGTCACCTTTCGGCCCCTGCGGGCCTGCCGGACCAGCATCACCTGCCGGTCCCCGTTCGCCGGTTGCCCCGACAGGGCCGGTGTCACCGCGCTCTCCCTTATCACCCTTCGGCCCCTGAGGACCCGCGGGCCCCTGTTCCCCCTTTGGCCCGGGAGGTCCCACCACGGTGGGGATTCGGTTTACGGCCTCTTCCGCCGCTATCCTGCTTTGTTCCGCTGACTGTGCGCTTTCTGCTGACTCCCGGGCTTTTTCTGTTGCGGTCGTTGCATCCCTGGCTGCATTACCGGCTGCACTTTCTGCCGTCTTTCTTGACAATTCAGCTTCTGCTGCACTTTGTGATGACTCACTGGCTTTTTGAGCGGCCGCAGAAGCCGAGGACGAGGACGCATCCTCTGACTGCTTTGCTGAGGCTGCACTTTCTGCCGCCTGCCGGGCTGACTCCGATGCATCCCCTGCTGAAGTGTCAGCATTTGCAGCGCTCTCTTCTGCCTGACTGGCTGATATGCCAGCATTCCTCGCGGACGTCTCCGCCTCTCCGGCATTCTTCTTCGCCTCCTCAGCGTGACGCGCCGCTTCTTCCACCATCAGTTCAAAACGACGCAGTGCCTCCGGCCGGACGTCATCCTCCGACATGGCACCGAGAAAATCATTCAGCGTCCCCGGTTGAGAATCTTCATACACGGTGATGGTCCCGGCATGTGACGGCGGGAATCCTTCCACCAACAGAATGACGCTGTACTGACCGTACTCAACGTCCATGCTGTAACGCCCGGCTTCATCCGGATTTTCTGAGGCCACCGTGTTCACCACCACCGTGGTACTGTTACGTTTTGCTTTCAGCTGGATTGTGCAGTTCTGCACCGGTTTTCCTGTGCCGTCTTTCAGTACACCTGAAATCTTTACTGCCATATTCACCCCACAAAAAAGCCCGCCTGAACCGGCGGGCTGTCATAACACTGTGTTACCTGGCTAATCAGAACTTATAACCGACACCCACGATGAACCCGTCAGTGCGCCAGTCGCCACTGCCGGAGCCTTCATAAGCGACATCAACGGCCACGGATTCGGTCGGGTTAAACTGCACGCCAGCTCCCCACGCCATAGAGGTGTTACTGTGGCGAGCGTCATCACTTCCGGTCAGCACGTCGTGCGTTTTCCCCTTGTTGTCAGTTACGCGGAGATAATCCCCGGAGAAAGTCGACACACGGCTGTAAGCCACACCCGCCATCGCATACGCGCTGAACCATTCATTCACGCGTACAGACGGCCCCGCCATCACGCTGAACCAGCGGTTACGCACGGAATCTTCATGCCAGCGGGTATCGCTGTAATGGGTCAGCTGGCGATTCTTGTCTCCTGCATAGCTGAACGACGTCACCATCCCCAGTGTGTCCGTAAACTCATAACGGTATTTCACGTTAATCCCGTTCAGTTCATCGCTGCCAGGAATGTTCGTCGAGACATGAAGATACCCCGCGCTCAGCGTGGACTGATGTTCAGACGCCCATGCAGGCGCACCGGATACGGCCAGACAAATGGCTGCGGACAAAATGGCGGCATAAAGTTTACGCATAATTACCTCTCGCTTTTCTGCAATAAAAAAGGCGCCATTTCTGGCGCCCGTATATGGGTTATAAAATTCAGCTGATACTGATGCCTGCGGTGGCTTTCTTCATCACCACAACCAGCAAATCGCTGATACTTGCTGTGGGATACCAGTTATTCACCAGCCATGCTGATACCGAAAACTCCAGCGTTATGTGACCGTGACCGGCAGGCATATCAATAACGCCACTGTAAATCAGCGTATTATCCAGCGCGGTACGGTTATAAATTTCAGCACCGTTTTTCCGCACTATCAGACGGCATGAGGAGTAAATATCAGTATGCTCTCTCTCATGCTTAGCGCCACTGAATGCCACCGCCGGAATAACAATCTGCCGGTCAAACGGCTGATCGTCATAAACCCTGACGGTAATGGTCCCTGATGGCCACCGCTCCGGTGCCCGGGAGTCCCGCGGAAAAGCCTTACCCACTGTTTTGACTATATCGCCTTCAATCTGGTTGGCTGACAGTTTCCCCTTAATCTGACAGTTCTCATTAATTGTGACATTGTTGAGCGTCCCGGCGTTCGCATTCACACTGCCACTGATATCCGCATTTTTAGCAGTCAGCTTTCCGTCCGGTGTCAGGGAAAATGCCGGTGGATTTCCACCGCTGGTAATGGTGGGGGCCGTCAGGCGCTTCAGGAACACGTCGTTCATGAATATCTGGTTGCCCTGCGCCACAAACATCGGCGTTTCATTCCCGTTTGCCGGGTCAATAAACGCGATACGATTGGCGGCAACCAGAAACTGGCTCAGTTTGCCTTCCTCCGTGTCCTCCATGCTGAGGCCAATACCCGCGACATAATGTTTGCCGTCTTTGGTCTGCTCAATTTTGACGCCCCACATGGCATTCCACTTATCGTTAGCATCCTTCCACTCTTTCGAAAACTGCTCCAGTTTGCTGGCGTTATCCTCCGTCAGGTCGACTTTTTCCAGCAGCTCTTTACCAAGATGGGATTCGGTTATCTTGCCTTTGAAAAAATCCAGGTAACCTTCCGCATCATCGCTCGCCCGACCGACGGCCTCCACGAATGCCGATTTGCCAACGGTGTTCACACTGCGGATATAAAAGTAATAATCATGGCCCGGTTTGATATTGATACTGGCGGCTATCCAGTACAGCCCCGTGCCAAGGTAGCGGGCTGTGGTTTCAACCTGCCTGATATCGGTAATCCGCGTTTCCGAGAACCAGAACTCAAATTGTACCGTCGGATCATAAACCGCAAGATGCGGCGTGGCGGTTATCTGAAAATAGCCCGGTGTCAGCTCAATCCGAGACGGCGCTGCCGGTGCGGCAATCCGGAACGATACCGATGCCGGATCGCCCTGCTGTCCCCACGCATTTACCGCCCGGACAGTCAGCCTGTAGTTCCCCGGCGCCAGTTGCGTGAAGCGGTATGTGGTTTCCGTCGTCCTTGCCGTACTGACCAGCCGCTCACTGCCATCGTCCGCTGCCACGGTCAGGCGAAGCAGGAAGCTCACCCCCTTCACCACCTTCGGCGTGTCCCAGCGCGCCAGCACCTGATATTCCCCGCTGTCTGCGGTGACTTCGACAGTCAGGTGCTGCACCGCGGGCGGCGTGACGCCATTCACCGTGCCGCTCTGGTCGCCGTCAAAGTGCGCCCCGTTATCCACGATGGCTTCTTTTTCGGGTACATGCTGCACGGCGGTAATGGCATACGTGCCGTCGTCGTTCTCACGGATACTCACGCAGCGGAACAGGCGCTGGCGCAACGTCGGCAACTTCAGCCCCCATACGCTGTATCCGGCAACGCCGTCAGGAACACGGCTCACTTTTACCTTCACGCCGTCGGTGACGGACTGGACCTCCACGCTGACCGGATTGCCACTTCCGTCAACCAGGCTTATCAGCGTGGTACCGGAGGATGGCAGCGTGATTTCACGGTCGAGCCTCAGCGTCCGGGTCTGGCTGTTCACCGCCAGCACGCGTCCGCCGATGCTGATCCCCGCATAGTCATCATCGCAGATTTCAATAACATCACCCGGCACATGGCGAAGCCCTTCTGCGCCCACGCTGAAGTCCACGGTCTGCGTTTCCAGCAGCTCTGTTTTAATCAGCCACAGCCCGGCGCGGTGTGCCTGCCCCCGGCTGGTACAGCCAAAAGCATCCATCTTCGTGACGTTACGACCGTAACGGGCAATGGCCTGCGTATCCTCCACAAGCTCTGTCGCCGTCTCCCAGCCGTTGTTCGGGTCAATCCAGTTCACCTCAACGGTATTATGGCGGTCTTTCAGGGCGCTGAAGCTGTAGCGGAACGGCGCGCCATCATCCGGCATCACCACATTACTGCGGTTATAGGTCCACACCTTATCCGACGGTCGGTCCTGCACGAACGTCAGCGTCTGCCCGTTCCATACCGGCATACAGCGCATCGCCGAGCAGAAATCACTGAGCACATCCCACGCCTTGCGCTGTGTGGTCAGGTACGCATTACAGGTGATGCGCGGCTCCGTGCCGCCAAAGCCGTCCGGCACTGACTGGTCGCAGTACTGGCCGATGACATACAGCGCCCATTTGTCCACATCCGCCGCACCAAGACGTTTCCCCATGCCGTAGCGCGGGTGGGTCAGCATATCCCACAGACACCAGGCCATGTTGTTGCTGTATGCCGGTTTAAACGTTCCGTCCCAGATACCGCTGTATTGCCGCGTCTGCGGGTTATAATTCGACGGCACCTGCAGAATACGCCCGCGAAGATGATAATTACGGCTCACCTGCTGGCTGCCGAACTGCTCCGAGTCCACCTGCACGCCGACCAGTGCCGTGTTCGGGTAGCACTGTTTCACATCGATAATTTCGGTGTATGACGACCAGAGCGTTTTGTTCTGCAGCTGGTCTGTGGTGCTGTCCGGCGTCATCCTGCGCATCCGGATACTGAACGGGCGCGGCGGCAGGTTATCCACCACCACCGAGGCCAGATACTGTGAAGTGGTTTTACCCTTAATGGTGATGTCTTTTTCCGTCACCCAGCCACCGTTACGTTGTATCTGAACCAGCAGGCGGACTTCCGA